CACAGGATACCCTGCGTGACACCATTCAAGCCAGTATTGTCGCCGTAACGCAGGAAAATGAGCCTGCGGAAATAGTCACGCCTGAACCGTCCGAATCAGCCGCTCAACGCGCCCGCGATGAAGTGGGTCGCTTTGCTAAAACTTCCGCTGACGCAGGACAAAAAGCCCTTAACGATGCAAAGGGCCAGCCTGCGCCTGTTGTCACGGAACTAAATGAGCCGGCAGCACAACCAATCCCGCGCCCCTCAAGCTGGTCTAAAGAAATGTGGCCGTTGTGGGACAAGCTAAACACCGGCGCAGCATTGACCGCACAAGAGGCACGTCAGGTCGCTGAATACAACGCCAAGCGCGAGACTCAGTTTGCTACTGGTGTATCCACCTACAAGCAGATTGCAGACAACGCCAAGCCGCTTTTGGACGCAATTCAGCCATTTCAAGAGGACATGCAGCGTCACGGCATCCAAGCACCGGAAATGGTGCATCGGCTCATGTCAGCGCACAAGTCGCTGTCTATGGGTAGCCCGCAAGAAAAGTTGCAGCAGTTTGCAACTCTGGCGCAGCAATACGGCATCCCTTTGCAGGCGTTTTACGATCAGGCTGCTCAACAGCAGTACCTGGCAACGCCGCATCAACCGCAGCAACAAGCACCACAACAGCCTCCAAACTTTGAGGCAATGATCGAAAAGACGCTGCAACAACGAGAACTTAACCAAACAATTGAGTCTATGCAGCGTGATACAACGAAGTACCCGTTTTTCAATTATGTCAGAAGTACGATGGCTCAACTCCTTGAGACAGGCGCAGCTAATGACCTTGACGATGCTTACCAGAAGTCACTTGATGCACCGGAACACGCAATGCTCTCTACCGCGATGGCTACACAGCAATCACAGGCAGCAGAAGCTCAGCGCGTAGCGGCAGCACAAACGACTGCAAGGATAGCTCGTGCCAATACCATATCTCCCCGCTCGTCAACACCGGCGGTTCCGGCAGCATCTGGTAACGGTAAAAAAAGTGTGCGCGAAAGTCTTTCTGAAGCGATGGAAATGCATCGCTCTAGCGCACGTATTTAATTTTTCAAGGAGCCAATTATGGCATTTGCAAACAGTGCTGTGACGGACATAATTGCGACCACAATTCAAAGTCGCACTCGTGCCCTTGCAGACAATTTTACAAACAACAACGCACTCGTTCAGCGCCTGAACGAACGCGGGAACGTCAAGCCGTTTAGCGGTGGAAACGTGATTTTGCAGGAACTGGCGTACAACGACTCGAATACCGCGAACGTGAACTCGTACAGCGGTTTTGAGTTAATCAACATTCAGCAAAACTCCCCAATCAGCGCAGCGCAATTCTCGATTGCACAATACGCGGCTGCTGTGACGATGAGCGGACTTGAAATGTTGCAAAACTCAGGCGAGGAAGCATTCATCGACTTGATGGAAGGCCGACTTGAAGTTACTGAGGGTCAACTGCTTAACCGGATTGGTTCCGATATTTACGGCACTGGCTCTGGAAACGGCGGTAAGAATCTGACTGGATTGGGTACTGCTGTGCCTGATACTGCAACCACTGGAACGTATGGCGGGATTTCTCGTTCTTCGTTCTCGTTCTGGCAGTCAAAGTCTTATTCCGGTGTAACTAATGGTGGCGCTGCTGTTTCGGCCGCAAACATCGTTGCTTATATGACCGCGCTTGCTGTTCAGTTGGTACGCGGATCAGACAAGACCGATTTGATTGTGGCTGACAATACCTACTATCAGTATTACATCAACGCACTTCAAGCAATTCAGCGTGTGTCCAGCGATGGCACTGGAAAAGCGGGAAGTGGCTTTGCTGCCGTGAAGTTCTACGCGGGCGGCATGGCGGCTGATGTGGTGCTTGACGGTGGTGTATACACCGGCGGCGATAGCGTGGGCAGTTGGACTGGTGCAACGAGCAGCCATATGTGGTTCCTCAACACCAAGTACTGCTTCCTGCGGCCACACAAAGACAGAAATTTTGTCCCGATCGGCGGCGAACGGCAAGCCGTTAACCAAGACGCAGTTGTGAAACTCATTGGATGGGCTGGTAACTTCACCATGTCCAATAGTTTCCTCCAAGGCGTTTTGATAGCGTAACCAAGGAGAAAAAACATGGCCTACACTATCGCAAATCCGCAAATTGGGCAGCTTCCGATCAATCAGTTTGATTCGGGAATTGTTTCTCCTTACAACGTAGTAACTGGCAGCGCAACAACCATTCCGACGCCTCCTTTGTCGCCGGGTATGATTGTTACTGCCAATGATCCGACCTATGGCGCAGGCGAATTTATCCTGTTGCCGGGGTGCGCTTCAACGATTGTTGGTTCGTTGGTTCGTTACAACGCAACCAGCTTTGCGACTACTTTGCTGGTAAATACTACGGTTCAGGTTATGCCTGTTGCTGTAGCAATGTCAGCGAACATTGTTTCAACTACGTGGGGTTGGTATCAAATCGCGGGTCAGGCGCTTATTGCCAAGACAGCGGTTATCCTGCTTCCAAACGTGGCGGTTTATATTTCCGCTACGGCAGGCAAGATCAAGGCGCTGGCTTCGGCTGGATTGCAGATCATGGCTGCAAGAACGGGTTCGGCTACTACGGCCAGCGCGTCCGGTACTGTTGTTGTGTTTATCAACAGGCCTCACGCACAAGGCCAAATAACCTAACTAGGTGTTATTTAATTCCCTCTGGATTAAACTCCAGGGGGAATTATTTCAACTTGATTGGGATTTTAAATGTTTCAAAAACGGTTTTCTTGTGCATTTTGCGGGAATCATACAATAGAGATTCTTGACTATGGAACCGTTGCATTAGCTGGTGGATTTTTAAAGCCAGAACAATTTGCAACTGAAGAAAAATATCCGCTTTCTTTACATTTTTGTGAGCGGTGTTATGCGGTTCAAATTCCGCAACATATTCCACCTGAAAAAATGTTTTCAAACTATTTTTATTTTACTTCGGCAACTAATACAATGCGCAAGCATTTTGTTTCTTATGCCAATGAAATAGTTAGATTGTTTAATCCAAAATCTGTTGTTGAAATTGGCTGTAATGATGGTGGTTTGTTATCGTCATTGGCAGATCATGGGGTAAAAGTAACTGGTATTGATCCTGCGTCAAATGTAGTGAAATCAATTACTGATAAACGAATTAAAGTTATTAACAGTTTTTTGAACGAAACAATATCAAAAGAAATTGGCAAAGTTGATGTTGTTATTGCAAACAACGTATTTGCGCATATTTCAAAAATACATGAAGCAACTTTGTGCATTTCAAACATGCTTACCGATAATGGCGTATTTATATTAGAAGTTAATAAGTTGCATAGCATGATTACTGACCTGCAATATGATTGGGTCTATCACGAACATTTGTATTATTACTCAACCATTGCTTTGCAAAGGCATTTTCGAAATCACGGACTTGAAATTTTTGATATGCAAAATTTGCAAACACATGGAGGGTCTGCAAGATATTATGTATGCAAATCAAAAAAACGACCAATAACGAAATCCGTTACTACGCAAGTTGAACGCGAATTATGGATGGGGTTAGATAAAATTGATCGGTTTATGAAGTTTTCTGATTCAGTAAAACAACATCGCGTATCTATGCGTGAGTTTATGGGTCAGATAGATAAAAAAAGAGTTGCTGGATATGGGGCTTGTGGACGCACCAATACCATGATTCAATATTGCAACTTGGAATTAGATTACATCGTTGATGATGCCAAAGCAAAACAGGGATTTTATACACCGGGATCACACATTCCGATTGTCGATAGGGGCGTAATGGACAAAGCAAATCCTGATGTTGTAATTGTGTTTGCGTGGAGTTTTATTGATGAAATTTCATCCAAAGTTTCTAATAGCCGATTAGTTGTTCCATTGCCGTACATTTATGATGTAAAAAAATGGGCGGTAGCATGATTTCTTTAATTTTGCCGTATTGGGACAGACAGGTTGCGGCGAATAAGGCTTTGCTGCAATTGGCGCAAACTTATCCTGATTTAGATATGGAAGTTATTGTCGTTGATGATGGCAATTTGGTTCCATTCCAAACGCCGGATGTTGCTCTGAATATCCGCGTCATTCGGTTACCGGAAAAGACGATACCAAAATGCCCAACTTTGGCATGGAATGTTGGCGTTAAATATGCTATTGGCGACATTGTTGTTTTAAGTTGCATTGAAATACTTCACACTCAGCCAGTTATTGAGAAATTAGTAGAATCGGTGCGCAACATTGGGCCGTTAGGTTATGTTTTAGCTGCTGCGTGGAATCCAGAAACAGATACATGGCATTGCCATAGCGCAGTAAAAACACCTCGCAATCCAACCGGAACTGGATTGTCTTTTTGTGGAGCAATGCACAAATCGCTTTATTTAAAAGCGGGTGGATTTGACGATGAGTACCGCAATAATGGTGGCGCAGGATACGAGGACAATGATTTTATCAATCGAATGCTAATTGCTGGTGCAAGATTTGTAATCCGCGATGATTTAATAGTGATTCATCCAAAATCAGACGCTACAATTAGTTGGGGGCCTGGTCGATTTACTATTAACGAAAAGTTGTATTACAAAAAATGGCCTAATGAACTGCGTTTAAACTCCATAACTTTCTGCTGTGTCAATGCGGGCGATTACCTTGGACGCGGGCGGGAGTACGTTGAAAAGCTCTATGCAATGCTGTTGTGTTGCCTTCCTGATGGGCTGGCATTCAAGTTTGTCTGCTTTACTGATGATCCGTTTGAAAAGGAAGGGATTGAGTGCCGACCTTTGATTGATGGCATTGAAGGTTGGAATCAAAAGATTGCGCTATTTAAGCCAGGTGTATTTGAGGATGGCGAAAGAATCATTTATCTTGACTTGGATACCCTGCTAATTGGCAGGATTGACAAGATTTTGGATTATCAGGGCGAATTTGCTGTTCTGCGGGATTTTTGGCGTCCTGAAGGATTAGGGCCGGCAGTCATGTTGTGGCGGGCAGGTTTTGGTGATTGGATATGGAATGACTATGCCAGAGCAGGAATGCCAGAACTTGATAGAGGAGATCAGGAATGGCTTGAAACGGTATTTTCTGCTCATGGGTACACGCCCAATATCCTGCAAGATATGTATCCGGGATTCTTTTGCTCGTTCAAGGGGCATTGCAAACCACATCCACCACAAGGAACCCGCGTAGTCTGTTTTCATGGATTACCTAGACCGCACGACTGCGGTGACTGGATGGCGGAAGTCTGGAATGGCCGCGTAACCGGATCGGCGGTTGAACTGCTGTGCAACGTGGAAATGGCGAAAATAGCTAAAAACATCAAATCGGCGTGTTTGCGGGATATTCCAATGCTGGATCAGTTGCCGGCCAATAATGGTGACGTAATGCTGGTGGGTGGCGGGCCGTCCATGAAAGACGAATTAGACTTTATCCGCGCTAAATGGAAAACCGGGACGCCAATTATTGCCATGAACGGAACGGCTGACTTTCTTGCTGATAACGGTATTATTCCTGACATGCAAATTGCCATTGATGCGCGAAAAGAAAACCTACGATTTTTGAAGCGTAGAAGTGCAAAACAATACTTTTTTGCATCCCAATGCCATCCGGCGCTATTTGACTATATTGGCAACCCTACGTTGTTCCATATCGCTTTGGTTGATTGGGAAAAATACGTTCCACAAGATACTAGGGCAATGGTGCTTGGCGGTGGGCATTCCGTAGGCATGTTTGCCATGAGCCTAGCCTATGTACTTGGATTTCGGAAGATGCACCTTTACGGGTATGATTCAAGCTATGCCAATGACAGCCATCATGCTTATGAGCAAAAGTCTAATGATGATGACGCTATTGTTGAGGCGCACGTTCAAGGTAGAACATTTAAAACTACTGCTTGGATGGTTACTCAAGTGAATGAGTTTCAGGAATTATCCGGGCAATTGTCCCAAATGGGATGCATGATTACGACACACGGCCAAGGGCTGCTGCCGTATGTGGCTTGGCAACGAGCAGCATTAGCCAAAGCAGCCTAACTTTGAATACTCAAAGGAATTAAAAATGCTTGCTTCAGACCTAAATAACACTGATTTCGTCAATGCCCGCAATCCCGATTCCGGGCTGCATGTGGAGTTCTATTGGCATGAGCCTGTTGATGCTTGGGCATCGCGGGAAGCCTCTGCAGTAGCGCAGCGTAATGTCGTCGTAAAAGGGCCAAAACAGCCTTTTGTTCGCATTATGGTTCCTGGCATTAAAGAAACGATTTGGGAGGAATCAGTTGCGGAGCGCCACAAGCAGCGTTTCCCTCAACATTGGTTGGCGTGGCAGATGGCAGAGGGTCTGATTGATGGCGACGGTGATATTCCTGGATGGAAACTCTCCGAATGGAACGAGTTAAACGAGGAACTGGTGCGGGAACTTCGTTATTTGCGCTTCCAGACCGTAGAGCAGCTTGCAGGAGCGAATGATAAGCAAATCCAAGGCATTGGTATGGGTGGCGTCAGTTTGCGCGAGAAGGCCCGTGTAGCTCTCCGCAATCGCATGGGCGATGAAACCCGCGAAGCATTGGCCGAAAGTGAGAAGGAAAAGCAGGAACTGAAGGCGAGGATGGAGAAGATGGAAGCGATGATGGCGAAAATGATGCCGCCTGATCCAATTTCACCGGATTTGATACCGCCAAACCCAATTGAAGAAAGTCCGCCATTGGTTGCGCCCGAAAAGCGCGCGCCAGGACGTCCTCCAAAAGCTGAAGCGGCGGCAATTTAAGGATTAATCATGTCAATGACGATGCTCCAAATAATGCAACAGGCTGTTGGTGAAATGGGAAGCGGCGCGGTTCCTACTTATGTAGCCGGAAACACGCAGCAGGACACCGTTCAGCAACTGTACCTATTGAATGGATTGGGGCAGAGTCTTTCGCGGGATTTCATCTGGCAGGGGATGACGAAGCAGTACATCGTGACTGTTTCCTATACGACGCTGGTGGGCAGCACGACTATCAACTCGACTACGCTGACAGTCAGTTCAACATCCACAATTGACAATACCTATGGCGTATCAGGTACAGGCATCAACCAGGCTTGCTATGTGAACTCCATAGATAGCGGCACAACACTGACGCTTTCGCAACCGGCTACGGCAACATCATCGGCGCAGACATACACTTTTACCAAGGTCAAGTATGCAATGCCAACTGACTATGACCGGCAAATTGACCGAACGCATTGGGACAAAACGAAGCATTGGGAAATGCTTGGGCCGGAAACGGCGCAACAGTGGGAATGGCTAATTAGCGGGTATATTTCTACCGGGCCGCGCATTCGATACCGTATTTTCGGCAATTTTTTCCAGATTTGGCCTTTTGTTGCATCGGCGGAAACAATTGGTTTTGAATACATTAGTACCGCATGGGCGACATCTGCTGCTGGTGTAGGATTAAGCAACTTTGCTGCTGATACTGACACTTGCCAATTCCCCAACCGGCTAATGGTCGCAGGGCTGAAACATCGCTATTTTCAAGTCAAGGGTTTTGGCGATGTGTTCAGAGAAGAATACGAACGGGAGTTGCAGATTGCGTTTGCCAATGATGCCGGTTCGCAGACATTGAGTTTTGCGCCAAGGGTGAGCGGCATACTTATAACGCAAGCCAATTTACCTGACAGCGGATATGGAACGTAAATGATCCGCAGCCGAAAACAACCACCAATGCGCGCCAGATCAACGGCGCTGACCATTCCCGCCCCTACGCTAGGCTGGAATGCTAGAGATGCCTTGGCGAACATGGCACCGCAAGATGCTGTTACTTTGCAGAACTTCTTTCCTTCGCCTACGTCTGTGCAGGTTCGTTTAGGCTATACGCAATGGCTGACTACGTTCAGCGGGCAAGCGGAAACGCTAATGCAATATGCCGGCGGAACAACGAAGAAATTGTTTGTTATCGCTGGAAACAAGATTTACAACGCCACAGCAAGCGGGGCGGCTCCTGCTGCTGATGTGACCGGGCTTACCAATTCCCGTTGGCAGTATGTGAACAACACTACGGCAGGCGGAAACTATATTCAGTGCGTCAATGGCGCAGACAAGATGCGGATATATGACGGAACCAACTGGCATACCGATGGAGATGGCGTTCCGTATGACGTAACGGGCGTGAATACCAATACCTGCATCGGTATAACGCTTTCGCACAACCGCGTATGGTTCGTGCAGACGAATACCCTGAAAGCGTGGTATTTGCCGGCAGGCGCGATCGGTGGCGCGGCAAGCGCCTTAGACCTATCCTCGTTCGCTACTCGCGGCGGCTTCCTGATGGCTGTAGCAACTTGGACAATGGACGCAGGCTACGGCATGGACGATATGACCGTGTTCATTACATCCAATGGTGAAGTATTGGTTTATCGCGGAACTGACCCTGCAAGCGCGGCTACCTGGTCACTGATTGGCGTCTATTGGATAGGTTCTCCGATTGGCCGGCGTTGTTATATTAAATACGCGGGCGATCTGTTGTTAATTACGCAAGATGGAGTGGTTTCAATGGCTGCTGCGCTGCAGTCCTCTCGCGTTAATCCAAAGTCGGCACTATCAACTAAAATTCAATATGCAATATCCACTTCAATTAGCTCATATGGGACTAATTACGGTTGGCAGTTGATGCAATTCCCTCGTGAAAACATGCTGATTCTGAATGTGCCGATTGCCGAGGGGAGCAGTCAACAGCAATACGTTATGTCCACTATCAAACGTGGCAATGGCGATTGGGCCTGGTGCAACTTTACCGGGTGGCCGGCTAATTGTTGGGAATTGTGGAAAGATGATGTTTATTTTGGCGGAAATGGGTTTGTTGGTAAAGCTTGGAACGGGCTAGATGATAACGGAAGCAACATAGTCACTAACGGCCTGCAAGCGTTTAATAACTTCGGGAATGACCGTATTCAGAAGCGATTTACTATGATGCGCCCGATATTCCAAACGGACGGTTCTCCAGCGATTACCGTTCAAATGAATGTTGATTTTGATGAGTCAGACCCGACAACAACGGCTAGTTTTACGCCAGTGACCTATTCCACTTGGGATTCTGCGGTATGGGATTCAGGAGTTTGGGGCGGCGGATTGAACGTGCTGAAAAACTGGCAGGGATGCACCGGGATTGGCTATTGGGCGGCTCCGCATGTGGTTACGGCATCTAAGGGGATTAATACCTCGTGGATCAATACCACAGTTGTCCTAGAGACAGGCGGCATTCTTTAATGCTAATGGTAGGTAAAGGCGTGGTCGAATGGGTAGCAAGCAAAACAGGCGAATTTAACGGTTTTGGCACTGATATAGGCATCGGATGGGCAAAAAACGGTCAGTTAGTCGCTGGTGTAGCGTATGCGAATTGGAACGGTGCCAATGTGGAGTGTCATATCGCCTCCGATGGCAGCAGGTCGTGGCTGACGAGGCGCTACTTGTGGACGATCCTAGATTATCCTTTCAACCAATTAAAGTGCAAAAGAATCACGGCTTGCGTAGTAGAGTCAAATAAAGATTCCGCTAGATTTGTCAAACATTTAGGGTTTATACTAGAAGCAAGATTAAAGGACGCGCACCCTACAGGTGACATTCTGATATTTTGTTTGAAAAGGCAAAACTGCCGATTTTTACAAATGAGGATTCACCATGAGAAGTTGGCTGCATGAACCAATACACTTTGCCCCTGTAGCTAAACTCGGCGGTGGTTGGATAGTCTTTAAGAGCGCACCTTCGCAACCTGCTGCCCCTGATTATACGGGTGCTGCTCAAGCTACTGCAGCAGGTAATCTTGCTAACGCGCAGCAAGCGCAGCAGGCGAACATGGTCAATCAATACACGCCTTATGGCTCATTGACCTATAGCCAAGACCCGACTAGCAGATTTGGCAGTAACCCTTCATATAGCTCAAACGTCAATTTATCGGACACCGGGCAGCAGTTGCTTGATGCGAATAATCAATCGGCGCTCGGATTGGCAGGGCTGCAAAGCGGTGCAGAGCAGCGTGTAGCGCAGACGATGGGGCAGCCGATGGATCAAACATCGGTGCAGGATACGGCAGATCGTGCCTACCAGAACTACACCAGCAGGCTTGATCCTCAGTGGCAACAGAATCAGGCAACGACTGAAACGCAGCTACGCAATCAAGGTTTGGTACCTGGTGGCGAGGGTTACGACAACGCCATGCGGAATTTCAACAATGCCCGTAATGACGCATATACACAGGCAAACACGGCATCTATTAACACCATGCCGCAAACATACCAACTTGCCAACGCTCAATACAATCAGCCATTGAACGCGCTGAATGCGCTGCGTAGCGGTTCGCAGGTTCAGAATCCTAGCTTTACATCGACACCACAGCAGCAGACGACGACAGGGGCGAACCTATTAGGTGCAGCAGGACAGACCGGGCAATACAACCAAGGGCTGTATAACGCGGGCGTGAGTCAGGCGAACGCCTTCAATAGCGGGCTGTTTAGTCTTGGTTCTGCTTACTTGGGAAAATAGTATGGCAACCCAAAACCCATCATTCGGCTTCACCGATTACGGCACAGAATCAGCGGACATTGAGCGCCGGCGCAAGTACGCGGAAATGCTCCGTGAGCAGTCTATGCAGCCTCTGGAGGGCGGTATGGCGGGCGGGTGGGCTATCCCCATCAGTCCGACTCAAGGGCTTGCCAAAGCATTGCAGGCTTATGCTGGCGCTAAGGGGATGCAGCAGGCAACTAATGAACAGAAAGCTCTAGGTGGAAGGTATCAATCCGACTTGGCAAAAGCGTTGCAAGCAGCAGACTTGGCTAGGACAGGACGTGCTGCAATGCCATCAAAAACTGTTGGTGATCCTTTATATGAAGGGGAAATGACCACGCCAGCAACGCCAGAGGTTAAACCGGATAAAGGCGCTGAAATTCAGGCATTAATGAGCCATCCTTTAACGCAATCTTTAGGAATGCAGGAATACCAAAAGAATGCAGAGGAAGCAAGACGGAAAATGATGCTGCAATCTTTAGGATTTGGCGCACAGCAAGCAAATCCACAGCAAGCGTTATCTGCTGAGTCTATGGGTGGTGGACAAGCAGGGCCAACTAATGCAGCCGCATCTAGGCTTGGACAACCGAATGCAGGTATGTCTGTTAGTCCAATGACAACGCAATTGCTAATGGCAGGAACAGCAGACCCGTTTCCAAAATTGGCAGAATTCCAAAATGCTAATGAAATAGAAAAACGTAAAGTTACTGCTGGTCGCGCTGGCGCTCCAATGTGGGGGCAGGATGCCAATGGCAACCCGATAATTATCGGGTTTAATCCGAAACTGGAATCAGGACAAACAATGTCACCACAAGGCAATGTTTCTACTGTTCCCGGCTATTTGCAATCTCAATCAGAACTAGGACTTACTCCATATCAGGAAGTAAAAAACCCGGATCAAACAACATCGTTTATTCCAAAGAATCAACTTTTGCAACCACAAGGACAGCAACAGCTACAACAACAGGGACAACCTCAACCGGGACAAATGCCGGTAACCCCATTTAATCAATTGCCTGCCAATGAGCAACAGTTGGCTAGATCGGTTCAAGCAGCGGCAGATCAAGGTCAACCGTTGACTTTGCGCGGGCCGCAGCCTGGCCCTGCTAAATATGGGCAGACGCAACAACAGCAAATACAACAAAAGGAAGCGGAGAAGGTTGCTACTGTTTCTGGCGAGGGAGTTGGGAAAATATATAACGATATTCAAGAATCTTCGTTTAGCGCAAACAGAAGGAAACTGAATATTGATCGTCTTGGTGATTTGTTGTCTAAGTTGCAAACTGGAAAACTTACTCCAATTGGAACCGAACTTTCTGCTTGGGCTAAGTCATTTGGTATTCCTGTTGGTGAAAATGTTGGTAATGCACAAGCCGCTACTGCTATTGCGAATGAATTAGCGTTGCAATTACGAAATCCGCAAGGTGGCGCTGGAATGCCTGGGGCATTGTCTGATTCAGACAGAAATTTCCTTGTTTCAATGCTTGCAAGTATTGGAAAAGACCCACAAGCCAACACAATTTTGCTTGATGGGATGAAGAAACTGGCAGATCGCGACCAGCAAATTGCAAAACTGGCGCGAGATTATAAAAAGAAAAACGGTGGTTTTGATGAAGGTTTTTTGAGTGAGGTTGAGCAGTTCGCTAACGAAAACCCATTATTTGATCAACCTAATAAGCCTACTTCTCAACAGCCTTTGCCTGGAATGCCTGCTGGTTCTGTAAGAATTGGCAAAACTCCTGAGGGCCGCACTGTGTATAAAGCCCCTAACGGAAAGCAATACGTCGAATAATGGATACTGAATACACCGGGCCGATCATTCCAGAAGAATACAGTGGAACTGTAGTCCCTGATGCTCCGTTGACGCGCCAACAGAAAATGAGCGCGACACTAAGTAAGTTTAAAAATCCGCCAGAATATAACGGAAAGTTGCTTGGTGACGTTGGTGATTTTATAGGAAAGGCAGCATATAACGCTGGCGGATGGGTAACGGATAAAGCAGCCAATATGGGCGCTTCTCCTGAAGTTTCTGCTGGGCTTGGAACGGCTGCTAATTTTGCAACACAAGCTATTCCTGCATTTATGATGGGTGGTCGTTCATTGCCAGCCCATCCGGGATCAATCCAATCCGCTGCAAGTTTGATTGGGAATGTAGCTGAAAAGCCTTCATTTTTGCGTGGGATGGCTGAATCAGTAATGCAGAATGCGGTAAAGCCTGCGCCAAAAGACCTGGCAACAGGCAAAGCACAACGAGCAATAGGGACAATGCTTGATGAAGGATATTCACCAACAGTATCTAGCACTGCAAAACTAAAAGCAGACGCATTGCGCCAGAATGCGATTGTTGAGCAGGCTATTAATGACGCTAAAAACGCCGGGGTAACAATCCCGAAAGGTTCTGCTCCTTCAAGAATTCAGCCACTGATAAGCGATTTAGAACAAAAGAATGCGCTACCTTCTGCACAACGGGCCGCAATGGAAGGGGTGTATGACGAATATTTGTCTAATCCGCTTATACCAAATCAAATTCCTGTTGATAGAGCGCAGCAGTTTAAACAGACGCTTTATACAGAATTAAAAAACAAATACGGCACTCTTTCAGAGGGTTCTGAGGCTGCTAAAAAGGCATTGGCTAGAGGACTTCGAGAAGATTTGGAGTCGGCTGTTCCTGGAGTGGTTGCTCCTAACGCAAAGGCGTCTGAGCTTTGGAATGCGCTTAATGTTGCCGAAAGACGAGCATTAATTCAAGGGAATAATTCAATTCCAAGCCTTCCATTCTTAGCTGGAAATCCGCAAGCGATGGGGGCATTTACGGCGGCTAGAAGCCAATACATAAAATCAATGCTTGCTCATGCACTCAATTCGCTTGATAAAGGCATTCCAATGGCAGCACGAAACGCCGTAGCAACATTGCCTATCGCAACGCGCAACAGCAGAGAAACGCAAGCAGGACAACAACAGTGATGCTATTCGGCATTCTTTTTTCTTCGGCCTGGTTTTCCTATTTTGTAGAAAAGTTCCTCAATTTGGATTTTTCCGCCGTAATAACAAAACCTATCCCAAGCGGCTTTGCATTGGCGGCAACTGCGATTGTCCTTATAGATATATGTGTTTTCAGGGGTAAATTCATGGCCGCGTTTGCAATGAGTTTGCGCTCGTTTCTTATCTGCATGGGCTTTGATTGCGGCAACATTAGTAAGTCTCGAATTAAGAGCTTGATCTCTTTGAGTGGCCCACCTACAGTTTTCTGGAGAATATGGGCCATTATTATTGATACGATCAATCGAATGTCTTGGTGGTCTTTCTCCCATATCAGATACAAAGTTTTTAAATCCCAATCCTCTTGGCGAAACAACTCTCCATCTATCACAAACAATAATTCCTCTGCCGCCCCAATATTTGTAGTCTTTTCTATTTGGGTTTGTGCATCGCTGAATCATGTTTGCCCAAGTGTTGTAAAGAGACTGAAGGGTTTTATCTCGCATTTGTTATCTCCTATTGTAGGAGTTAATTATAACACAGTAAATTCGGGGAATACAGATGGCCTATAACGGAAGCGGGACATTTAACCTGTACACACCGGGAAATCCCGTGGTGACAGGAAGCACCATTAGTTCAACCTGGGCGAACGCAACCCTATCTGACCTAGCAACCGGCCTGACCACGGCGATAACGAAGGACGGTCAGACAACGATAACAGCCGCAATCCCGTTTGCTCAAGGCGCAAGTTTTGGCGGCGCTTTTGTTCTCGACTCCAGCGGCAATCTAGCGGTCACGACGAACAAGTTTACCGTTACGGCAGCGAGTGGGAATACTGCTGTTGCTGGAACGCTTGCGGTTACAGGTCACACGACATTTGAAGGCGTAACCTCTACCGGAGCAACGGGAACCGGGAAGCTGGTCTATGACACGTCGCCAACGCTGGTGACGCCTAATCTTGGTACGCCTAGCGCATTGGTTGGTACGAACATCACAGGAACAGCGGCAGGGCTGACTGCAGGGGCTGCAACTACGGCCACTAGCGCCACATCAGCAGCAACCCTGACAACGCCGCGCACGATTAACGGCGTTTCGTTCAACGGGTCTGCAAATATCACTGTGCCATCGGATGTTTATACCGGCACAACGGCATCCAATCTGGACTTCCCGGTCGGCACCATTATTGCGGTTCGAGATACGGCAAGCGGAACTATGACCAGAAATAATACTGTTGTTCCGTACCTTGATAGTGGATTGGTGGCGAATGCAGGATATAGCAACACCGTAAGCGGTACTGCGCTCACAGGCACATGGAACCTTCGCGGTTTAGCGTGCTATGTCGGTGGCGGCGCTGTTATTTATTTAGCCCAAAGAACAGCTTAAAAGTGACTACAACTAAAAGGGAAATAAACGTGTCAGACGAAATCAAGTTTTTAGCAACAGCGTTGGATTATGCCTGGGTCGCAGTATTGGGTCTGGTAGGTATTGTCTATAAATCCAATTCGCAACGACTCGACGAAGTTGCTAAAACGGCAGCGGCGGCACTGACACGCAAAGAGTTCGAGGTATATGCGGAGTCCACTAAATGCTCTCGGCGTAGTATGAAAGAAAGTGTGCATGTGCTGAACGAAGGCCAAGCAAAATTGCTAGAAGCGATTTCACGCATTGAAGGCAAGTTGGAAAAATGAAAATTGGGCCTAAAGGGATGGCGTTAATCCAAGAATTTGAGGGTTGCAAGCTAACGTCATACCTTGATTCTGTTGGAATCTGTACAGTCGGATGGGGGTCTACGGGCGAGGATGTAAAGCCGGGGTTGACGATCACACAGGCGCAGGCAGATCGGCGCCTACGCGACCACCTGGCCGGGGTAGAGGCTCGTATAGACGTACTGGTGAAGGTTCCCCTGACTCAGAATCAATTCGATGCGCTGTGCAGCTTTACCTACAATCTTGGCGCAGGCGCGTTGCGTACGTCCACCTTGTTGCAACTGGTCAATCTTGGCGACTTCGCCGGGGCGTCAAAACAGTTTTTAAGGTGGGACAAGGCAGGCGGGAAACCGTTGGCGGGGCTGACCCGGCGCAGACACGCTGAAATGGCATTGTTTGAGGAGAAATAAGATGGCACTCGATCCGCTCACGGCAGTCTTGGACATTGGCAGCAAAGTCATTGATCGACTTTGGCCTGATCCAGCCACTAGGGACGCGGCCAAGCTGGAACTTTTCAAGGCTCAACAGGCCGGGGATTTGGAAGAAGCGCGGCAGGTCTTTGAACTTGCCAAGGGCCAACAGGACATAAACAAGCAAGAAGCCGCTTCTATCTCCGTATTCGTGGCCGGGTGGCGTCCGTTCGTCGGTTGGGTATGTGGTGTGGCATTCGCTTATGCCGCCATTGGAGAGCCTATGGCGCGGTTTGTGGCGACCGTCTTTTATCACTACACCGGGACATTCCCGCAGATCGATACGGCGCTGACCATGCAAACTCTGTTCGGCCTGCTTGGGCTTGGTGCCATGCGCTCATGGGAGAAGGGAAAGGGCGTGGCAACTAAATAGCACTCCACCTTTGAATGCGTATGTGGTTCATTTATCATCCCCTTTGTAATATTCTTCCAGTAAATTTTTTCTAGGTTCCAGCCCAAGCTCTTTGCATTTCACCTCTGCCTCGATCTGCCAATGCCCGCTGTTCTTTGGGTAGGCGCTTGGGATTCCACAGGTACGGATACGAAATACATCTAGCCCTGCTTTACTTACTGCATTCCAGAAGTCCCTGTGGTGCGTAAGTGGAACATAAAAAGTTTCTTCCAAGCCCACATTCATTGCTTTCACAGGCCCTACCCCTTGATCCAAGGCACATGCGTTCTACGTTGCGCTACTGTTCCTATTGGGTGCCAATACCCACCTTCTTTATTAAGCACTAACGACTCAAGCACATCTCCGTTTAAACGTAGCTCACTGTGAATAAAAGTAATTTGGTTCATTTCTTCACCTTCATTGATTTCTTTACCGCATCATTAACTTCAAGCATTGATGCCACTATCTGTTGCAGGTGCGATAGGGTGTACACCCCCGCTTCCAGCTTTACACGCGCCTCCCCGTAGGTCTTATACTCATATTTAACAGTCTCCGTTTTCATTTCTCATTTACTCCTACAGGTTTGACAACAAGGTTTCCATTAGGGCTTACAACGAACTCATATCCGTATCGAACGTGCGTGTATTTGTAAGGTGCTTTTGTGTAGTCTTGTGCAGCGTACTCCGGTTCATCAATCATCTTGGTCACGCGACCTTCTTTAAATCCAGTCTTATGTGCGTCATACCAAGATACTTCCCATGCTGTTTTAAGAAGAATTCTATCGAAGTACCACCCAAAATTATTAAGTTGGGTAACAAAATTGTCCCACGCTTTTTCTTTAGTCATTTCTCTTTGCTCCTCAGTATTTGAATTAGGCACCAGATAGCACCCAGTGCAACCCACGCTACGAACGCATCAAACAAGTCCATTACTTACGCTTTTCGGCTGCTTCAATGTCGCAGGGCCGGCAATACTCGCGCAGACGCGTGATCTCGTCCTCAAGTTCAGCTACCTTCAATCCGGCCATGACAATTTCGCCGTTGCGGTGGGCGACAAGTTTTTTCATCCGGTCAATCTCCAGTAGCGCCGCATTCATGTTATCCCTCTCATTCTGGAACATCGTTCGCCATTTCAGGGAGTCGGCTGCGTTCTCGCTGACCAGCTTTTCGAGTCTGTCAATTTCACGATCTTCATCTGACCATGAGCTATCACTTGTTTGCATGCCAAGCCTCCATAAGGTCGTACACTTTTTGAGCAATTCTTTTTTCTATTGCTTCAATCCCTGCGTTGCCCAGAACGCTATCCAACGAACGCAGGGTGTATGGGTTATTGGGATTTTCTATCCCACAAGAAAAAGATATGTGTGTTCCGCTATCCCAATTTGATTGCACTATTACGTTGCCAAGTTTTATCAATTTATCTCCTTTATCGCAATATTGAAATAGGTTTTATCGCAGAGTTCTCTATGCAACTCCAAAGAATCGTGCGCTGAGTCCCACCACTTACTAACTGCGGCGGTATCTTTGCACGACAGCAACAGACATTCCAAATTAAGGGCAAGGCGTTTAGCGTTGGCTTCCCATACGTCGGATTGATCCTGCACAGTCTTTAACGTGGCGTCGTACAACTTCTCTGCGCCACAAGTCGCACATACGAACGGCTGGACAAACTCGTTTTTGCATGACGGACATTGGCTCATAGCAACCCCGACCGCGACCACGACCGCGACCACGACCGCGACCGCAACCCCGACCCC